TTGAGGATCATAATTTTCGCACCATCAAATGATTGGAGGTAATCCTTGGAACAAAAGTGCAACCCAGTTGAACAAGTATTTTCAGACTTGTCGTCGACCATGTTTCGTTCCATCTCAACAATCTTTCCGACGCTATTATCCATCGTGCCGCTGTGCACGTCTAGGTAATCTTCGCGAACTTTCTTGTATGCAAGGAAGTGGCCATCAGATGTAATTGGCAAGTTACCTTTTTCCAGAAAGGTGTACAATTCATCCACGGCTCGTTTGGATGGGTTTTGCATCAAGTTTTCCATGAAAGAAACCATTGGTTCAATAGGAAAGCCTTCTTGATACATTTCAATTACACGGCCTGCCAAGGAGTTATGCATCTCCACTCCCTTCCAGTACAATGTCTCACCTTGGATGGCAACATTGCCAGATCCATAGTTGATGATAACTTTCTTCGGTGAGATTAGATCTGCAACAGCATTCCAATCACCTACCTTGATAGCCTCCTTGAGCTTCTCATACATAATATGAGTCTTGGACACTGTGTGAGGAGTGTTGTCAATCACGACAACAATATTCCCACCTTGAACGATATATGGATATGCCATTTTACTTTCCTTCTTTCTGATCTAATTGATCAATCATGTTAATATACCCTGCCACTTCTTCACCGAACCCCGACATTCTATATCTGTCCATGCACTTCAACATCGGGTATTTCTTAAAAACTAATTCCAAATCATCATTAAATTGTTTTACAATTTTGTCATGTAAAGCATTTAGGTCAGTCTTATTTCCATATAAATTAACAAGTCCCTGCAACCATGGCAGACCTTGAAATTTGGATGATGAGCCAATCTTAGCCTTTTCTGCAATTTTGAGAAAACTACTTGTGGGATCAAGAATGAGTTTGCTTATGTTTTTATTATACTTAAACACCTCGTGCTTGTCAAGACCTGCGGTCATCAATTTTATCAAATCATCTTCAGTAAAAACTGATAGTTCGGCCCGGAGATAGTCCTCAAGGTTAACCCAATGCTTCATTTTCTTAACCTCTTTGAGGTTTGATTTTCGTATACCAAAAACCTCAATGTTGGTAAAATTACTAACATTACAGGAATTAAGTGAATTTTGAAGATTTTTGATATCTAGAATATGCCCTGATCGAGTGTATGCTGTGTGCCCAACCAACGGTAGATAGTAATGTGTGGTTTTGGGAAAACTGCTAAGTTGGCCCGCGTCAACCCATTGGTATTTTTTATTGTTACGATCCTCTTTCACAATAAGTTTCACAACCTTCGTGGGTCCCGAGTTTGCAGGCTTGGCTACTGTTACGGTCGGGGCCGTATCACTTACATTGGCTACATTATTGGGTCCATAAATACTTGCCAAAAATTCATCAAATTTTGCAGGTTTTTTCTTATCGAAAGTTTCTAATACAAAAACAGCCATGCCACGTTTTTTAGACGGTGAATTCCTGAAATGTGATTTCACTCGAGACAACGAAGATGCCCTCGTATCATTTTTATAAAACACCAAATTTTCTAGGATTGGAATTTCCCAAAACGATACAGGTTTGGTGGCGGCCGCACCAGGGCTGGTGGGATCTTTCACATATTTCGTACGAGTTTTTAGCGTAGAAATCGTTCGCCGAGAATGGTACTCGTACTCAAATGCACGAATGAATATGTTGTAATCACGCTCGATGACCTCGGGATCTACATCGATTGTAATCAAGCTACATATGTTAAGATTTGTGGCGTCAAAAATTGGATCTTTGCTTGCCCTTTTATAACGAAGAGCCGCCTCTTTCCAAAGATTATCACCCGACTTATTCTTAACGAAAATCCCCTTTTCCCAAAGATTGGTAATCTTATCAGCCTCAATTGCGAGATAGGATTGGAGGCTAATACTCAACGCTTCCAATTTTTGTTTAATTGCTGCAATCGTTTGCGGAATATAACTCAACCCCTCTCTGGAGGCCTGGAAATCAAGTTCGCCAATATTGAAATGGATTTCGAGACAGCAATTGAGCAATGACGCAAGTCCTTCTCCAAGAACAGCATTGCTATTGGGTACTTGGATAGGATATGCAATGTTTCCCATAACAGCGATGCTATCTGTACGATATGAATCACTCTTGAAATGGTGAACATTTGGAATAATGTCTCGTTCCAGATATTCTGTTTCAACAATTCTCAATTCGATATTAGAAATTGGTCGAATTGAAAAATGCTTATAAACAATCCGAGCTTCATCCTTGAAGCGAGAATAATCTTCTCTATTGTTGACTGAGAATTGAATTTCAACCCCAGGAGATTCATCGCTTGGGCCCTCAGACATCAACGCAATACTAGGCACCCCTTCGTTGTTAATAAATGCGGTATAAATGCCACGACGACCATCCTTGATCGCAGTAACCGTGAAATTGTCCGTATAACTGAACGGGCTCTTAGAGCCAAGCCCCAACGCGCCGATGAAATCGTTACTATTAGTTTTAGTAGATTCGAAATATGTCGTATAGATATTTGTTACTTGATCATGGGACAGTCCAACTCCGTAATCACGGATGGAAAAGTGCGGTTCAAGTTGAGTGGGGAAGTGCACATCAAATGGGATATCTTTCTTCCCGGCTGCGATATGACTATCAACGGCATTACAAGATAATTCTCGGATAATGGCCCGGATTTTATTACTGTACAACCCACTTGACAAAATCGAGAATGCCTTTGCGGAATTACGAATGCGGAACTCGCCAACTTGGCCAACATTGGATAGGATAGCCTCGTCTTGCACTGTATTGGTAAGAATCATTTAACCCTCGTGTGTTTGTGTAAGCATTAATTATAACAGGTTTTACCTGAGAGGTCAAGTAGCCTTTAATGCCATTTCCTCAAATGTAGCGACCTCGTGTTCCCACCAATGATTTGTTCGCCTAGGAGTTCCATCCAGTTCGAATGGAATGTCTGGATATTTTACAGAACAATGTTTCCAGACTGGGATTACAAAATAATAAAATTTGTCAAGTTTTCTCTCGTACACCTGTACCCTTAAACTTCCAGTTTTATTTTTAATCCCGCTGATTGGGGCACCGTACTTTCTTCCATAACTATTTGTTCTCACAGAGGTCATTTTTGCATCTGAACCATCATTAAAATCTTCGCAATCTGTAGAAACAACCTTAAGTCTCCCAACCTCTGCTATTGCCATTTCAAATACTGATGATACCTGCAATAAGCCATTAATTATACAGCCGTGCTCAAAGGCACTCATTTCTCCCCCTTCTTCGGAATCACGAATAAACGCGAGTTTTGTTCTGAAATTTTTGTAATGCGCTATCTCTAGTTGTAAGTGTTCTAATTTGGTTGCCATAATATTTAGGTTGAGTGTTATAAATCCAATGTGTTATACAGTGTAATACTATGTGGAACATAAATTCAACAGATATTCTTATTTAAATTGGGAATTTCAACCAAAATAAAAGCCAGCATTGCTGGCTTCTATGCAAGAACTGGTCATTTACTCTCTTGCATTTTTCCTTACTTCTTCAAAGGTCATATCAACGAGCAGCTTACCATCCTTATAAACCTCACGAAGAATTGGTGTGTTCCAATCTTCCGCGCCCGAGTAGTAACCACCGCCCACTGTTTTATGGAGGGTCACACGGCCTGCCTTGGATTTCTTACCAGGATCAGTGACTGGACTTTTGTAAACGTCATGCCACACTAGTGTACTTCCGTGTCGAATTCCAATTGAAGAGCATTTCATTGCAAATTGCATCGTATCGCGGTTAACTTGTTGAAGCAAAGCACCACCTTGACCAAACGCTACATTATCTGCAGAATATCCCGCGAGATCCATGCAAAATAAAATACTACGAATGCTCGTATGGTTAATACCATCGCCTTGAATAACACGAACATTGTTCAACACTCTAAATCCCTTGTTGTTAACAGTGTGTCCGAAATGTTTGTCAAGAATACGGAGACAATTCACCACTACCTCACTCGGATTTCCACTATCTGGACGAACGACCAAAGTTGCACCAGATTCCAACACAGTATTTTTAAGAGTGGTGCCCCACATCTCACATGCCTTGTAAATATCATAACTGTCGCTAACACATGCAATCAATCCGCCTTTTTTGGCATTCTTTTGAATCATGTTTCGATACGCATCAGCTTCTTGTTCTTTACCCCAAGAAGTTACGGTAGAATGTTCCATTGCAGGGATTGAGAACCCAGCAATGCCAGCATTATAATATTCCCGAGCAATAAGCAAAGCAGAAATAGTGTCGGTGCCCATGAAGTTGATAAGGTGGGCCGCTCCACCGAGGCCAGCACTTTCAAGTGAAGAAACACCCCGAGCGCCAAAATCATGTAACTTAAAATCAATAAGACTTGGATCACCATTTTTCTCCAAATATTTGAGAATGATCAATTTTGCTTGAAAGCTATTTGTTGCGACCGTGGTTGGATACCAAATTGCACGGAGTAACGATGTTTCAAGAAATGTAGTAAGCCAAAAACATTTTGGATCAGTATTTTCAATCGTAGCCAAAACATTCTTTGTGGGAATAATACAACCTTCAGGGGCCGCCTTGATAACGACTGGAAGGTATCCTTTGTGTTCTTTGAGAATGTATTCCCAACCCGCACGATAAAAGGGTTCGCCGTGTGCAGTGATAATTTCTTCTGCAATATCAATGTCTTCTTGGGTGATTGGATGACAAAGGTATTCTTTAATATATGCTTGCAGGCCAAAGAATACTGTGGAATCCCATTCCCCGCCACGTGATTCAATATATGAGAACACATGTTCGGTATTTGCGGGGTATTGGTTGAACATCGAATACTTGTAAGAATCCGAATTCAGAATGATGTTTTTTGAAAGTTTCATAATAAAAATCCTTTATTAAAATGCGCCTTTGAGTCTATCTCTAGGCATGTGTTTATACTAACACATAACTATTTAGCGGTCAAGTATTATTACGCAGGTTATACAGATGCGGATCAACTATTTTTTGAATCGTATCTATTCTTTCCAAAATAGTACCACCTAGGCTAATCCAACCTTGGGAGAGATGTTCCATATAGAATTTGTAAAATTGTCGTTGCTCTAATCCAAACTCAACCCCATTTCTAGTGCCATCATCTATGTATCCAAAATCATTTTCACAGAAAAATGTATAATCGTATTTTCTGTTAATTAATAATTGCAATTCCTTTGGAATAAATCCAAGCAATTTATTTGAGTAAAATGCAGTTACCAAGGGAGATGTATCACACATGAGTGCATTATGCATGCCCCATGCCTGTTCCTCGTATTCAATCTGCATTTTTCCAATAAATGTAAAATCATCTACTGTTAGATTTCCATGCTTCAATTCCCACATAGTCCTGCCAAATTCCGGTACATATCCACCACCTGAATAACTGGCATATCGCTCCGCTATGGTCGATTTCCCAGAACTTTCTGAGCCGATAAAAAGAATTCGCTTAGGAACATGCCGTTGCCATACTATATTTGAGCAAAACTCATTCATTAACTTCGGGCTATCTCTCAGCTTTGTTCCACTAATTGGAACCTGTACCCTTGCACTGTCTACCATAATGCTTAAAACCTGTTTATGGAATCGAATGCTTAAATGTTCAGCAAATCCATTTCCATAATTTTCCGAAGAAAAAACAGCATCTGGAAGTGGGAGTCCACTAGCCTCAAGTACATTGGCACAGAATTCACGATGGGCAATGTCGGACGCATCATCGTTTGGAACATCTTCTGGTTGCAGTACCAAAATATCAGCCATTGGAAATATTTTGCGCAACCAATAATGACGCACCTCGGCTGAAAACCCGTAGTTTTCACTCGTGTAAGAGAGGATGATAACCCGTTCACAATGATTTAAGGCAGTATTGATTACAAGCTCATGCCCTTTATGGAGGGGGCAGAACTTTCCAACTACCAATCCGGTTTTACAAATTTTCGTCATTTAACACCAAAATATGATTTGATATTGGCCCCGATACACTCGCACATGTTTTCATCAGCCAAGTCTGCGATAGTGGCGCATTTGTTGATTATTGCTTCCACCAGTTCTTCAACACTCGCCACTGACACCTGATCGTATAACTTATCAGAAATCAATGAAAACCCCGCGTCTACAAGCATTTCCTCGATTCGTTTATTCATATTATCCTTCCTTGCGAAACTGTGCAGGGGTTTTGAAATAACAAGTTGGCCATTTTTCTAATGCTATCTTTTTAGCCTCTTTTAATGTTTTGAAATGTCCTATCGTACCTTGAGCAGAGCTGAGATTCCAAGTGTTTTTAATATACGGCCATTTTTGAGTCATCAATGGAGACATATATTTTATGTGAACTATTGATCCAAAAAACGAATCAGTTTGACCACCAAATATGTTATTAAAACTATCCCCGCAAATATATGAATGTACAAGATTACTTTTCATTATTCTGAATCATCAAAGTTAAAATACGCTTGAAGCCTATATCGCAAATCATTGGAAAGGGCGTTTGTATATGGCCCCAATTCGAGCCATATATCCCTCAACAATTTTTCTTCTTCAATTTTCTTCTGCAATACGAAGATTTCATTCTCTAATTCTTCAATTCGATTATGCATGTTGGACCTTTTCAAGTTTATACCATTGAGGACTTACCCAAATTGCATGTGCGAGGAATACAGCATATAGGCCAGCAGTCATATACAATTCTCTAGAGAAGTACAATGGCACACTAAGGATATTCACAATTATCCACACAGGCCATGCTTCGCGCTTGCGAGCCATTAATAATAACTGTCCAAGCATACTGAAAGTTAACACCATGCTATCAATAAATGGCGCATATGCATCAGTAAAAGTGTGCAATAGTAGACCATATGCTCCTGCCCCTGCCAGTGATATTGCAAACCATTTCAATGTTTGATTTTGTGTTAGTCGAGTGATTGGCACAGTGTTAATTCCAACCTTTGCCCATGCCATCCATCCAATTACACTGGTTACGATAAAGAAAATCTGTAAGGTGACATCGGCATATAGTTTAGCGTCGAAAAATAACCACATGAAGAGCGCACAGGCAACAATCCCTGTCCACCAGGTATGTACGCTATTTCGACCAGCGAGGAAAATGCAAATGACTGTGGTCAAATTTGCAAAAAGTTCTAGAGTAGTCCAAGACATTTAAAAATCCTTTAAATTAATTTGGTTTATGTTAATTCTTTTGGCACATCGATCTCGTCGCCCAACTTGGACGCCGCGTAGCAGCGCATGGCTGCGATTAGTGGAGTGGGTCCGTGAGACACCTTGCCTATGCGATCGTCCTCAAATTGAGCCTCCCAACCTTCCGCCATCGGCACTACGGCAATCTTTTCCCGCTCAATGAGCGGGCCGCCTTGTGCCCATGCCCTAGATGGTACCCACGGTGCGATCCATTTGATTCGGGTTTTGTCCTTCCACGGAATGTCAACTAAGTAAATTTCCCCAGTGTTGTAAATGGAGATCCTATGGCCTTCGGCTTTGCCCACCACCCAGTCGAGGGCATATCCTGCTAGTTCTGCTGTTTTCATTTCAACTTCCTCGTCAATCCGGTAATTCGATATAAATGATATTTCCGCAGTGGCCGCACTTGAAGACTTCTTCGCACCAGTCACCATTATCACGGTCGCCCAGTGATTTCCAACTATCGGTGCCGCACTCTTTGCATGGCTTCAAGCGATCACCGCAACAGTATGTTGGTGTTGGTTCGGGGAGAGTGTTTACGTTCATGTTGTTCCTTTCGGTGGGAAAATTGCCTTGTCGTGTATTTGCCCGCATTTGACGCACACTTGCATCTCGTTGCTTTCGTACCAGCAAGGACGCAGCGTCACCGGCCGCAGCCGGGCCAGGTATTCCTCAATGTCTTTTCGCAGGGCCTTGCTAGTTACTCCAAACTCGTCATCTAGCGCCTGCTTGAGCAGTTCTTCAGGTGTCATGATTTCTCCTTGTTGAGGGTTACACGGGCGATATCACGGGCTTTTTCAATCTCATACCAATCCGACCCCCATCCCTCATTGGGAATTTCTGTAATCTTGGCCAGTGCGTCTCGCAGCACCTTGTTCTCTGCTTGCAACTGCGCATTGAACTCCATACGTCGGTACTTCATTGGCACGGTTTTCAGGCGTTCAACTTCTTTTCGCAGCACCGCAGTCTCGGCTTCCACGCAGGCGTCGGCGTAGGCGTTGAGTTGATCATGTGTAAACCCGTACTGCGATATCCAAGTTTCTCCATACTCACGATATCCAAAATCGACAGGCTCAGGCAGTGGTGGTTTCATACGTCGAACTCCAGTGCTCTCAGCGCATCGGCGCAATCGCTTGGTCCGTACTCCGGCATACCGGCGCTACCCATCCCGGCAAAGTAATCTTTTTGCCTTTGGTACAACCGATCGCACACCTTCGCACACGCCTCCTGCACGGCGCGGGCGGTTTCGAGCTGGATGGCGCGGACTTGGTCGGAGGCGAAAACAGGATAATGCTCTGGCCGACCACCCCCAGGTTGTACTGATGGTGTGAAACAAACGGAGTGACAGCATTCTTCTTCATCCATCGGATAGATGTTTGAGTGTGGTTCTGGAAGCGGCGGCAAAGGTATCTTCATGGCATACCCTTTCCAATCTCAGCGGCAGCGAGGACAATGGCGCGGCGGGTGGCAGCATAAGGGTCGTCCATAAAATCACACGCCTGCCCTTGCGCCATTCCTTCCGCAAAGCAAGTAGTCATCGCGTCGGATTCGCAGACGTTGGTGACCATTCGTAACTTCACCATCAGCCGCAGCGCATCACCGTCGTCTGTGAGTGGGTTCCACAGCCTCCCGCGTTCGTTTTCCATGTGCATATATGGCAACTCTCCGGCCAACCAATTCTCTTCTACCCTGATGTTGTACCCCGCAGCCTTCGCCGCAAGTTCCAGCAGTTCTCTGTCAATCATGGAGTTCCCTTCGGTGCTGCGATCCGGCCCAACAGCCTCGCCCACCTGTGATGCTTCATTCATGTCAATTTCTTTTGTTTGGTTGAGTTGGCGGGCGCTGATCAGCCAGCGCCGTCACCGTTGCCGGAGCCGTAGCCGGAGCCGGAGCCGTAGCCGGAGCCGGAGCCGTTGCCGGAGCCGTTGCCGGAGCCGTAGCCGTCGCCGGAGCCGTCGCCGTTGCCGGAGCCGGAGCCGGAGCCGTAGCCGTCGCCGGAGCCGTAGCCGTCGCCG